TTGCGGCCTCGATCCAGGAGTGGGGCTGGACCAACCCGGTTCTGGTCGACGAGGCCGGCGGGATCATTGCCGGTCACTGCCGGGTGCTGGCGGGCAAGCAGCTGGGTCTGGCCGAGGTGCCGGTGATGCTGGCGGCGGGCTGGAGCGATGCACAGAAGCGGGCCTATGTGCTGGCCGACAACCAGCTGACGCTGAACGCCGGCTGGAACCCGGAGTTGCTGCGGCTGGAGTTGGCCGACCTGCAGGGGTTGGGCTTCGATCTCGGCCTGATCGGGTTCGGCGATGCGGAACTGGCTGGGCTGACGGACGGGACTGGCCTGACCGATCCAGACCATGTCCCAGATCCCCCTGCGAGCCCTGTGGTGCGTTTGGGCGAGATCTGGCAGTTGGGGCGCCACCGGATCGTTTGCGGCGACTGTCGAGATCCCCAGGTCATTGGTGGCCTGATGGATGGCCGGTCGATCAATGTCGCGTTCACGTCGCCACCCTATGCCGAGCAGCGCGACTATGACGCGACGTCCGGGTTCCGGCCGATCCCGCCGGATCATTACGTCGACTGGTTTGCGCCGGTCGCTGCCAACATGGCCAGCCACCTGGCTGACGACGGTTCCTGGTTCGTCAACATCAAGCCGTCGTGCCAGGGGATCGATACCGATCTGTATGTGCTGGACCTGGTGCTGGCGCATGTGCGTCAGTGGGGCTGGCACTTCGCCACCGAGTTCTGCTGGGAGCGCAACGGCGTGCCGAAGTCGGTGACGCAGCGGTTCAAGAACCAGTTCGAGCCGATCTACCAGTTTGCCCGCAACCGTTGGAAGATGCGACCCGACGCGGTGCGGCATGAAAGCGATCATGTGCCGATGGCCGGTGGACCCGGCTCGGGCAATACAACATGGAAGAACCACCAGGGCGGCAACGGTGGCGGCATCACGGCATCGTTCGGCGCCGCGAAGAAACGGCGCAACGGCACGTCGCAGCTGATGTCGGATGTGCAAGGCCATTCCCATGATGCCGGCGAATACATCGGGCCCGGCATGGCCTATCCAGGAAACCGGTTGCCGACATTCCAGGGCGATCACCTCGCCACCGGCCACGCCGCTGCGTTCCCGGTCGGCCTGCCGGAATTCTTCTGCAACGCCTATTCCGATCCTGGCGATGCGATCGTCGATCCGTTCCTGGGATCTGGGTCGACACTGATCGCCGCGGAACGATCGAGCCGGATCGGGTTTGGCTGCGAGATCTCGCCGGCCTATTGCGACGTTGTCATCGAACGCTGGCAGAACTTCACCGGCGAGAAAGCAAACAAGGCATGAGCAGAAAACCACACGAGCCGAACGACAAGGACCGCCGCACGATCGAGTCAATGGCGGGCCACGGCATCCCGCCACTGGATATTGCCAAGGTGGTCGGCATCTCCGAACCGACCTTGCGCAAATACTATGGCGAGGAATTGGACACCGGGCAGACCAAGGCCAACTCGATGGTGGCGCAAAGCCTTTACCAGAAGGCGATCGGCAACGGCAACGGTGCGGTGGCCGCCTGCATCTTCTGGCTCAAGGTCAGGGCCCACTGGGTTGAGCCGCGGCCGTGGGAGGAACCGGCGCCAGGCAAGAAGGAGCAGCTGCAGGCGGCGGCAGTGCAGGCTGCCAGCGGCAGTACCGACTGGGGTGACGATATGAGGGTCGGGCCGGTTAACTGATGCTGACAAAATCGTGGGATACCGCCTGCCTGGATTGGGAGGAAAGGATCCTCGACGGCCGGTCCCTGATCCCGCAATTGCCGCTATTTGAAGCCGAGGCCGCGTGGGCGCTGCGGTGGTTCAAGCGGCTGCGGCTGCCGGACGTCATTGGTACTCCGACGATGGGCGAGGCTTGTGGCGAGTGGTTTTTCCCGATCGTGGAAGCGTTGTTCGGATCCTACGATCCGGAAACCAACATCCGGCACATCAGCGAAATCTTCCAGCTGATTCCGAAAGGCAACAGCAAGTCGAGCAACGGCGGCGCGGTGATGTTGACGGCGATGATCGTCAACCGCCGGCCGGAAGCGGAGTATCTGTTCATTGCGCCGACGATGGAAATTGCTTCGATCGCCTACAAGCAGGCCAAGGGCACCATTCGGCTTGATCGGGATCTGACCGACACCTTCCATGTGCAGGACCACCTCCGCAAGATCACGCACCGGACCACCGGCGCGACGCTGCAGATCAAGGCGGCCGACACCGACGTCATCACCGGCTCAAAAGCAGTCGGGACCATGATCGACGAGACCCACCAGTTCGCGAAAAAAGGAAACGCCGCCGACGTATTCATCGAGTTGCGCGGCGCGCTGACGAAGCGGCCGGACGGGTTTCTGTTTCAGACCACGACGCAGTCAAAGCAACCGCCGGTCGGGGTGTTTGCTTCCGAGCTGGCCATGGCGCGCGCGGTGCGCGACGGCAAAGCCAAGATGCCGCTGCTGCCGGTGCTGTACGAATTGCCGGATGCCTTGGCCCGCGAGGACGGCTGGAAGAACCGGAAATACTGGCCGCTGGTCAACCCGAACTTGGGCCGCTCGACCAACGAGGACTTTCTGGCGCGCGAGGTGATGCGGGCTGAGGCTGACGGGCCGGCCGCGGTGGCGCTGATCGCCAGCCAGCACTTCAACGTCCAGATCGGCATGTCGCTGCGCGCCGATGGCTGGGCCGGCGCCAACTACTGGAACCGGGGTGTCGAGCAGGGGCTGACGCTGGACGCGGTGCTCGAGCGATCGGAAGCGGTCGTGGTCGGGATCGACGGCGGTGGGCTTGATGACCTGCTCGGCATTGCCGTGCTGGGGCGGGAAAAGGACAGCAAGACGCACCTGTGCTGGACCCACGCGCTGATCTCGCCGGAGGGGCTGGACCGGCGCAAGGCCAACGCGTCGGTCTATGAACGCTTCGCAGCCGACGGCGACCTGACCGTAGTGCAGGAGCTGCCGGACGACATTTCGTTCGTGATCGACATCGTCGAGAAGATCAAGGCGACGAAGAAGCTGGCCGGCGTCGGCGTCGACGCAATCGGCATCGGTGGCATCGTCGACAGCCTGGCGCGCATCGGCGTCACGCAGGAGAACAACCTGCTGGCCGGCGTGCGGCAGGGCATTGCGCTGATGGGCGCGATCAAGACCGTCGAGCGCAAGCTGGTCGATGGTTCGTTCAAGCACAACGGCTCGGCGCTGATGGCCTGGTGCGCCGGCAACGCGCGCATCGTGCCGACACCGACCGGGATGCGGATTGCAAGAGACGACAGCGGTTACGGCAAGATCGATCCGCTGATGGCGCTGTTCAACTCGGCCGCGCTGATGGCGCTCAACCCGATGGCGGCGAAGCGGCCGGAAGTCAGAATGTTTTTCGCCTGAAGGATCACATCCATGCCGCGTGTCTTCGTCAACGGGACCATCCTGGCGGGCCAGTCGCTATCGGGGCCGCTCGACTGTCGCTCTGGCGCGCCGTTGCTGCTGTTCCTGCCCACGGGGTGGACGTCGGCGCGGATCTCCTACCAGCTGTCGCCTGACGGCGTGACGTACTGGGATCTGTATGATCGGACCGCCAAGGAAATCGCGGTCAATGTCCGCGCCGGCACCGTGGCCAGGCTCAATCCTGAATGGACCGAAGTGGCACTCGGCTGCTGGCTGAAAATCCGGTCCGGATCCAGCGACGGGCCGATTGTGCAAACCGCAAATCGCGACTTCAAACTGCTGATCGAAACCTAAAGGCACCCACCATGATGAACCGGGCCTACAGCCTGCTTGAAATCAAGCGGGTGGATGATGACACGCGCGAGATCACCGGCTGGGCTACGACGCCGACGGCCGATCGCATGAACGACGTCATCGTGCCTGACGGCGCAAAGTTCACGCTGCCGCTGCCGCTGCTGTGGCAGCACAATGTCGGTGACCCGATCGGCCAGGTCACCCAGGCCAGGGTTTCCAGGACCGGGATCGAGATTACGGCAAACATCGGAAAGGATGTCACGGCCGAGATTGAGCGCTATTGGCGATTGATCAAGGCCGGCCTGGTCAAGGGCCTGTCGATCGGGTTCACGTCGATCGAGCATGAGCTGATCAAGGAAACCCGCGGCATTCGCTTCAAGAAATGGAATTGGCTCGAGCTGTCAGCCGTGACCATTCCAGCGAACCAGACCGCCACCATCATGACCATCCGTTCGATCGACACTGCGCAGCGGGCCGCGTCAGGCCAGAAGCCGCGTGGTGTCGTTTACCTCAACCCGCCGGGCGCCTCCGGACCATCTCCCTCAATTGTCCCGGAGGACAACATGACCACCATTGCCGAGCAGATCACTGCTCTTGAAGCCAAGCGTTCGGCGAGTGCCTCGCGCATGGAAACCGTAATGCAGAAAAGCCTCGACGAGGGTCGCACCACCGATCCGGCCGAGCAGGAGGAATTCGACACCCTCAACGTCGAGGTCGATGCGCTGGACAAGGATCTGGTGCGGTTGCGCGCGGTCGAGAAGACCAAGTCGGTGACCGCCAAGCCAGTGATCAAGGCCGAGACCGCCCAGGAAGGCTCGCTGGCGCGTGGCGGCTTCTCGCCGATCTACGCGGTGCCGGCGCAAAACCTGCCGCCGAAGGACTACGTCTACCGTGCGCTGGTCTGCAAGGTGAAGTCGCATTTCACCCGGCAGCCGGCGTTCGACATCCTCAAGAACGAGTACGGTGACGACGACGTCATCACCAAGGGCGTGCTCAGCATCATCAGCAAGGCCGCGACCGTCCCGGCCGACACCGTGACGTCGGGCTGGGCCAGTCAGCTGGTCGACACTTCGATCCAGGACTTCTTCGGATCGCTGATGCCGAACGCGGTCTATCCGTCGCTGGCGGCGAAGGGCGGCAAGTTCACGTTCGGCCGCGCCGGGATCGTCTCGATGCCGACCAGGGCGTCGACGCCGACCATTGCCGGCAGCTTTGTTGCGCAGGGTGCGCCGATCCCGGTGCGGCAGGGCGCGTTCACCTCGATCTCCTTCACACCGAAGAAGATGGGCGTCATCTCGACCATGACCCGCGACATCGCGGAGCATTCAACGCCATCGATCGACGCCTTGATCCGCGATGCCATCATCGAGGACACCAACGTCGCGATCGACAGCGTGCTGCTCGACGCCACCGCGGCGACCACCACCAGGCCGGCCGGACTGCGCGCCGGTATCTCGGCCACCACGGCAACCGCCGGCGGCGGCATTGCTGCGCTGATCGGCGACATCCGCGGGCTGACCTCGGCGCTGATCACCTCCACCAACGGCAACCTGCGCTCGCCGGTGTGGATCATGAACCCTGGCGATGTGCTGGCAGCGTCGCTGTTGCCGGCAACCGCTGGCGGCGGCGAATTCCCGTTCAAGACCGAATTGGCGGGCGGCACGTTGCTGGGCTATCCGGTGATCCAGAGTAGCAACGTCGCGGCCGACATGATGATCCTGGTCGACGCCGCCGACTTTGTTTCGGTGACCGGCGACTCGCCGCGGTTTGATGTCAGCGATCAGGCCACGCTGCACATGGAAGACACCACGCCGTTGCAGATTGTCACCGGCGTCCAGGGCGCGGGCGTTGTGGCAGCACCGACCCGGTCGCTGTGGCAGACAGACACCCTCGGCATCCGGATGCTGTGGGATCTCAATTGGGGTCTGCGGCGGACAGGCATCGTCGCCTGGACGCAAACCATGACGTGGAACTAGCAATCCGGGAGCCGCGGTTAACGCGGCTTCCACCTTTCTGAAATTCTCAAACCAAGGAAACCGACATGGCACAGACACCAGCCAAGACTAAGGACCACCCCGACGTCCAGGCGATGGAGAAACGCCGCGAGGCGCAGACCCGGTCGAATGAGGAGGCGATGGCGCGGATGGAGTCGACACAACCGACGCCAACCCAGGAAGAAAACGACCTCGCCAAGATGGGCGTCCTGGTCGACGAGAAAGAACCCGACGGTGCCGGGCCGACCATCATCCGCAACACCACGGTGGCCAACGTGCCGCTCGGCACCGAGCTGCCGGATATCGCTGACCCCTACTCTGCCGAAGGCAAGGCCCAGCAGGAACAGGCCGCGCGCCAACGGAACGAACAGCGGGCCGAACGCGAGCGGACCGAGCGTGAGCGGGCCGAGCGTGACCGCGCGGCCAAAGCCAAGAGGGACGAGGCGCGCGGCTGAATGCGCATCCTCGGACTGGCAATCCCGTTCACCGGCGAGAAGGCGATGTCCTCCTTGCCGGCGGAACGCGACGTATCGTGGCCGATCGTGCGCGAGCCGTATGCCGGTGCCTGGCAGCAGAACGTCAGCGTCAATGCCGACACCGCGACGTCGTTTCATGCCGACTTCGCCTGCAAGACCCTGATAGCCCGCGACATCGCCAAGATGCGGCTGAAGCTGGTCGAGAAGACCGGCAACATCTGGAGCGAGGTGGTCAACCCGGCCTATTCGCCGGTGCTGCGGCGGCCGAACGACTACCAGACCCACAACCAGTTCTTTGAATGCTGGGCGTTGTCGAAACTGTCGCGCGGCAACACCTATGTGCTGAAGCAGCGCGACAACCGCAACGTGGTCACGGCGCTGCATGTGCTCGATCCGACAAGGGTGCAGCCATTGGTCGGCGACGACGGCGCGGTGTTCTATCGGCTGTCATCCGACAACTTGATCGGCACCGGCGAGGTTACGGTGCCGGCGCGCGAGATCATCCACGATCGCATGAACTGCCTGTTCCATCCGCTATGCGGCACGCCGCCGGTGTTTGCCAGCGGCCTGGCCTCGATGCTCGGGCTGAACGCGCAGAAGGCATCGGCGCTGCTGTTTCAGAATGCTTCGACGCCGGGCGGCATCCTTACCGTTCCCGGCGAGATCAGTGTGGAGGAAGAACAGCGGTTCAAGGAGCAATGGGAAACCCGGTTCTCGCGCGGCAATGTCGGCCGCGTCGCCATCATGACCGGCGGTGCGAAATACGAAAAGGTCGCGATGACCAACGTCGAGGGCCAGCTGGTCGAGTCGCTGAAATGGTCGGCCGAGGTGGTCTGCAGCGTCTACCATGTGCCGCCCTACAAGGTCGGCGTCGGCGCGCTGCCGTCCTACAACAACGTGCAGGCGCTCAACGTCGAATATTATTCGCAAGCGCTGCAGTCCCACATCGAGGAGATCGAGGAGCTGCTCGACCACGCGCTCGGCATCGGTTGGGGCGAGGGTCTCGGCACCGAGTTCGATACCGAGAACCTGCTGCGGATGGATAGCGTCACCCAGATCACCGCGATCCAGCAGGCGGTCGGGGCCGGCGTGATGGCGCCGAACGAGGGCCGCGCCAAGCTCGACCTGAAGCCGGTGGACGGCGGCGAAAGTCCTTACCTGCAGCAGCAGAACTATTCGCTGGCGGCATTGGCAAAACGCGACGCGCAGGACGATCCGTTCAAGGCGAATGCGCCGGCAGCAGCGGCTGCGCCTGAAGCCGAGCCGGCCGAAGAACCAGCCGAGGAAGCTGACGAGAAACCCGAACCAACCGAAACCAAGTCGATCAATCTCGATCGGATCACTGATCTGTTCGCGAGGGCCGCGTGATGGATTTGCAGGAAGCGTTCGATCGCGGCTTTGAAGCGGTCAAGAGTTACATTGACGCCGAACTGGCAGTCCTGAAATCGCAGCCGCCACTTCCCGGACCTCCGGGACCACCGGGAGATCCTGGTCCACCAGGTGAACCGGGCAAGCCGGGCGATCCCGGAATTCCCGGTCACATTGGCGATCCCGGAATTCCCGGTGAACCCGGCAAACCCGGACCAGTTGGCGAGCCTGGCGAGAAGGGCGACACCGGCCGCGACGGCCGCGATGCCGCCGATCTCTCGCTGCTGAAAGGCTATGTCACGGATCAGATCGCTGCGGGGATTGAAGCGGTGGTCAAGGCAATGACGATCGCCTCGCCCGATAGCGGACGCACACTAGTGGTCGCGGTCGGCGAAAAGACCTGGGAGATTAAGACCGCCATCCCGCTCGATGCGGGCGTCTGGACCGAGCGCGGCTTTGCCGCCGGCGACGCCGTCAGCCACGGCGGATCGCTGTTCATAGCCAAAACGGACACGTCGGAGAAACCCGGCAACAACAGCGGCGACTGGCGCCTCGCCGTCAAGCGCGGCAATGACGGGCGCGATTGGCGAGCCGACGACAAGCGCCAGGCAGAACCGGTGAGGTTCAAATAGCCATGCACCAGATCCTTGAAATTCTCGCCGAGGAAACCGACAGCGCCGGACCCGACTTGGTCTCGCTCGACGACCTCAAGGCGGCGCTCGGCATCACCGGCTTCAGCGAGGATGCGGCGCTGGAGGCCGCGATCACGTTCCACTCAAAGATCATTGCCGATTACTGCAACCGGCGGTTCGGGTTGGCCGAGGCGATGGAGACCTTCACCTTCGACCGTCACGAGGTCTTGCCGGTGCGGGGGGCGCTAACGCTGTCGCTGTATCCGGTGGTCGAGATCAGCGAGTTCACGACGCTGGGTGCCGGCGGTCAGTATGGTTTCGATCCGGCGAGCGGCCGGTTGTGGTCGGCGAGCGGCTGCCTGCAGGGCGAGGTCAGCGTGGTCTATTCCGGCGGCTATGACCTGCCGGAGCACGCACCGTCCAGGCTGGCGATGGCGGTGATCCATGCCGTCAACGAGGGCCGCGTGTCCGGCAGCCGCGACCCCTCGATCCGCGAGGTGCAGCACGGCGACACCAGGATCAGCTATTTCACCAGCGCCACCACCTCGGCATCGACGGGTTTCCTGTCGGCGACGGTGCTGGATCTGATCAAACCGTACCGGCGGCTGCATGTCGCTTGATTACGCCGCACTGCTTTACGATCCGGTCTATGGCGAGATCGGCGTGGCTTGCGAATTCGCCGCGGGCGAGCTCGAGGCGTCGATCACCGTGATCGACGACACCCGGCCGAAGCAATTACCGGCTGGGCCATATGTCGATGTGCGAGGCATGGGGCCAGGCGCGTTCGCGCGGATCCCGGAACTGGTGGCCAACGGCATCGCACGCGAAAATTGGCAGGACGCGGTGCTGACCTTCAACGGCAAGAGCTGGACGGTGCGATCCTACGAGCTGCGCGGCAGTCCCAACGGCGAGGACCAGGGCGAAGTGCGGTTTCTCTTGAAGGCGTTGGAATGACCGACGTTCGCGAGGCCATCCTGGCGCGGCTGGTCGAGGTGGTGGCAACGGTGCCGAACCTGCGCACCACGCTTCGCAACAACGTCGATTGGACGGATGACCAGATGCCGTTGGTTGCGGTGCTCGACGGCGACGAGGAAGTCGCCACCGGCAACGACGGATCGCGGCCGGGCAACCGGCCGCTGCTGGTGGAGATGACGCCGGAGATCCAGATCGTGGAGCAATCCAGCGCGATCGGTTCTGACCTGACTGCGTTCCGGCGTGAACTGATCAAGCTGGTCTTGAACGACGCCACGCTGAACGCGCACACCGGCAGCAACGGCAAGATCAGCTATCTCGGATGCGAAACCGTGTTCGGCTGGCAGGAGAGGCAATACGGCGCGCTGCAAATCAGGTTCCGCTTCAAGTACCCGCTGAAACCCGACGACCTCTAAAACAGGAGATCACCGCCATGCCTGCATCGCCAAGCGTCCAGAACTATCACATCGGAAAGGGCATCGTCTCTTTCAAGGAGGAAGGCGGCTCGACATTTGTCGATCTCGGCAACGCGCCGTCGTTCACTTACGAGCCGTCCGTAGAAAAGCTCGAACACTTCTCGTCGCGCGAAGGTGTCAAGACCAAGGACTTCAGCGCGGTTTCCCAGGTCGGCGCCACCATCACGCTGGAGCTGGACGAGATCACCGCGCTCAATCTCAGCTTCTTGCTGCTGGGCGAGGCGGATGACACCGTCCCGACCGCCGTCACGATTGCAGCCCTGACCAAGACCGAGTTCACGGGCGACATCAAGGTGGTCGGCACCAACGACATCGGCCAGAAGGTCGACTTCCTCGCCACCGTTTCGTTCGTCCCGTCCGGTGAGTTTTCCTTCATTACCAGCGAGGATGACTTCTCGGTGATTACGCTGGAGTGCGAAGTGCAGAGGGACGAGGATGGCGCGTTCGGCGTGGCGACCATCAACGAGCCGGCGGTAACGCCGTAATGGCCGACCTTCTGGACATTGCGCCGTCAACCGCAGTTGACGTGGTGACGCTCGGCGATGGCAGGACCATCGATGTGCGGCTGTTGAATGTCAGCGACGTGGCCGGCCTGCTGGCGCGCTTTCCTGGGTTGCTTGCGGTTCTCATCGGCGGCGTCGTTGATGGGGCGGCGCTAATTGGTTCGGGCGGCAAGGCCATCGCCGCCATCATCGCCGCGGGCAGCGACCATCTCGGCGACGAGAAGGCGGAAGCGGTCGCCGGTTCGTTCTCGATCGAGGACCAACTTAAGCTGCTCGATACCATTCTGCGGCTCACATTCCCAAACGGGGCCGGTCCCGTCATGCAGGCGCTCGAAGGCATCGGAGCGACCCTGATGCGCGGGGCAGCCGGCGACGCAAAGATAGTGAAGATGCCCTCGAAACCATCGCCATCGCCATCACCGATCTCATCCGGCGAGGCTTCCCGCCAAGCTATGTCATGAGCCTGTCGCTGCACCAGATCGCGGCGTATCGGGAATTTTCCGATCGGCTCGACCGGATCGCGCGCGCTACGGCGCTGAATGACACCGTGATCGGCACGCGCGGCGGCGAGACGGATGTCAAGAAGCTGATGAAAGATCTGACCAGGAATGGCTGAGTTCAAGGTCACGTCCTCCACGCCCGACTGGCTGAAGGCAATCCGCGACAAGCAGAAGCCGGTGGCCGAGGCGGCAGTGGCTGCATTGCGCGAGACCGCGGCCAACTCGGTGCAGGAGGGGCGCAAGGACATTGCTGCCGCCGGGCCGAACTTTCGAGAGAACTGGCAGAAGCGTTTGGTTTACCGCACCAAGGGCGCCAAGGAAGGCGACGCGCCCTCGCTGAATGCGCAGGCCACCATCTATCACCTCTATGGCATTGCCGGCGTGTTCGAACATGGTGCTACCATTTCCGGCAAGCCGTTGCTGTGGATCCCCACCACGCGCGGCGGGCCGGCGCCGAAGAAGTCCGGCAAGAAACTGGTGTCGGCAACCGTCAACGGCAAGCCGATGCTGTTCGATGCTGGCGATCGCGATCGCAACCGCAAGCCGCTCTATGTCGGCGTGCCGCAGGTCACCATCCGAAAGGTTTTCCACATCACCGAGATCGTCAAGCGCAACCTGGAAAACATGGCCAGGCTGTTCATCAAGAACTTCAAGGACAACTAGCGCATGGCCGAGAAACTATCGATCACGATCGCGCTGCAGGGCGGCAAGCAGCTCGAGCAGCAGCTGGAAGGCATCGGCCAGGCTGGCAAGAAAGCGTTTGAGGAGATCGAGCAGGCGGCGACGAAGGTCGGTGGGTTCAAGAACCTCAAGCCCGAAGAGGTGACGGCCAAGCTCAAGGATCTTGGCATCGTCGGCACTGAGGCGTTCAGCAAGATCAAGGACGCCGTCGCGAGCGCGTCCAATTGGGAAAGACTTGTCGTTGCGATCCAGAATGTCGAGAAAGGTTTCGGCGGCCTGGTCGCGGCGGCCGGTTCGTTTGCCCGTGCGCTGGGTCCGATCGGTGTGGCGGCCGGCGCCGTTGGCGTGGGGATTGTCAAGGTGATGGACCAAGCGGCCGAGGCCATCAGCAAGGCTGATGCCCAAGCCATCAAACTCGGTCTTTCGATCGAGAAGTTCGACCAGCTGCGTGCCGGTTTTGAGAAAATCGGAGCCTCGTCCGGTGCGATTGGCGAGGGCATCGGGCATGTGACCTCGGAGATCGAAAAACTCAACCTCGAAAAGATCAAGCAGGCGGCGAAAGATCTGGAGGACATGGGCAAGCGCGGTTTCGGCGGCCAAGGCACCGAGCAGTTTCGCTTCCTGGAGGAACAGGTAGTCAAGACCGGAGCGGCGGCCAAGGCGGCGCGTGAGGCGCTGGAAAAACTTGGGGCGACGGTTCTTGCGCCTGAAGCGGGCAACGCGCTCGAGCGGCTCGGCATCGCTGCGACCACGGCGTCGCAAGTCATCCCGCAGTTCGTCGAGAAGATGCGGCTGCTGCCGGACAGCGCGCAGCGAACCGCGGATGCGATCGCGGTCCTGGGGCCAAAGCTAGGCGTCGAGTTTGTTCAGGCGCTGCGCACCGGCGGCGTCGCTGTCGATCAGTTCAACGACAGCCTGCGGACAATGACGCAGGACCAGGCTAACGCAGCCAATCTGTGGGAGCAGAATTCCAACAAGATGTCCTCATCCTGGGGGAGGTTCAAAGTATCGATCGGCGGCGATCTGCTCGCGACCAACACCATGCGGGAATTCAACAGCATCCTCGATGCCGCCAATACGCTGCTCAATGCATCCTCCGAGCAGTGGGTGGCCGCGTTTAGCCGTATGGGTGAGGGGGTCGTCGGCCTGTTAGCCAAGCTCGGCGAACTCGAAGTGAAACTCGCCGGCGCGATCTGGGACGGGTTTGCTACTGCCGGCACTGCGGCAATCAACGCGGTCATCGGCGCGCTTGATAGGCTGTGGGAAAAACTCAAGGGCATTGGCGCGGCGATAGCAGGCGCATTCAGCGGCGGCGGTGGCACGCCAGGCTCGACGACACCGATCCCCGGCAACGCCTCTGGCGGCCTGATCGGCGGCCGTGGTTCTGGGGCGTCCGACAGTAACCTCGCCTGGGTATCGCGTGGCGAGCACATCATGCCGGCGCGCGCGGTGCGGCAGCCCGGCGTACTGGCGCTGCTGGAGGCACTGCGGCGGTCCGGCGGCAACCTGCGCGGCGTGATGGACGGCATGGGCCGGTTCGCCGGTGGCGGGCTG